TTTACGTTAGACGACACATTTACTTCTCAGATAACTGCACAAAGCGGTTACATGGATATTAAACGAGTAACTGGTGGGGAACCTGTTCCGGTTTTTGATAAGCCGTTGGAGGTTGTGTTTAGAGGAACCGTTACACAATGAGCGATATTAATGTTATCTCAAGAATGCAAAAAATTATTGTTGACGCGGCTTCCAATTCGGTCAGTGTAATAAATATTGGACCGCAAGGTCCGGGATTCTGGCAGAACGGTGTTTTATACACAGTTGGCGGAGGAACAACCGGAACTCAACCAACATTTTCGGGCACTCCATTATTTACCGGTTATTACATCCAACAAGGACAATTGATTTATTTTCAAATTAATGTTTTGTTTACAAATATTACATCTTTTGGGACAGGTCAATATTACTTAACACTGCCATTCAATACTGCTTTTGGATTTATGACACGAAATGGATGTTTACACGATTCGTCTACGTCGAAACAGTACTCTATAGGTGGGCACGCAAATGCGGGCTCGAATACTATGTATTTATCATACGTCGGGTCAAACGGACATGACGAAGAGTTTGATCATAACTCACCAGTTTCGTTACAGACAGTGGATAGTTTTCATATTAGCGGAACATATTTAAAACAAATTAACAACTAGTTAGGAGGAACCAAATGACACAGCAAGCAAATATTGTTGCCGGAATGCAAAAAGTTATTGTGGTTCCAAATACACAAAAAGTTCAAATTATTGGTGTTGGTCAAGGACCAGCGGGACCAGAAGGAGATCCGGGTCCCATTGGACCTACTGGACCGCAAGGACCAATCGGATTAACTGGGGCCACAGGACCGCAAGGCCCGCAAGGAATTCAGGGACTTACTGGCGCAACCGGTCCACAAGGGCTGCAAGGAGATCCTGGTCCCATTGGACCTACTGGACCACAAGGTCCTATTGGTTTAACTGGCGCTACTGGGGCGCAAGGACCTATTGGGTTGACCGGAGATCCAGGTCCTATTGGGCCAACTGGACCACAAGGGCCTATCGGATTAACTGGTGCTACTGGACCGCAAGGACCAATCGGATTAACTGGTGATATTGGACCAATTGGGCCTACTGGACCTCAGGGCCTTCAAGGTATTCAAGGTGATCCAGGGCCAATAGGTGCAACTGGTGCTACTGGACCAACGGGGCCTCAGGGCCCTCAAGGTATTCAAGGTGATCCCGGCCCAACAGGTGCTACCGGAGCAACCGGAGCAACCGGAGCGGGTGTACCAATTGGAGGAACGGCAAACCAATTATTAGCTAAAATTAACGCCACAGACTATAATACGCAATGGGTTACTGGTATATCTTTAGCTGGAAATAATCTTTTTACCGGTTTAAATCAGTTTCAAAATCTTGGCGGAATACAAACTTGGTACTCTGCGTCGACTCAAGATGGTATCAACATTATAGGACGAAACGGCGGAACCGGATCTTGGCGAGTTACAATAAGTCCTAACACTTTAACGGCAAATAGAAATTTGACTCTTCCCGACGCCACAGGCACAGTTATAACAACCGGTAACTTATCAAGCATTACAAGCGTTGGAACACTAACAAGTTTATCAATAAACGGTTCAAACGCAAATAGTCCATTGGTTACTATTGGTGACTGGAACCAAAATGGTGATTTTACAGCAATAAGATCCGCTTATGGGTATTTATTGTTGGGTTCAGCAAACGCTAACTCAAACATATATTTAAGAACAGAAACAGCATCCGGTCAAGTCATTATTGGTGGCGGAGCAAATACTAATACTATTACTGTTGCTACTAGTACGGTAAGCGTTACTGGAACACTTATGGTTTCGGTTGACATTGCAACAGAAGCAAGTCCAATTAGCACTATTTACGCATCAAACTGGTATAGATCAACTGGTGGAAGCGGTTGGTACAACCAAACTTACGGCGGTGGTATATGGATGAACGACACCACATGGGTTCAGGTTTACGGTTCAAAACGCTTTCTTGCAGGATCTGGATTAAATGTCGGCGGAACAACTAACAACGCCAACTTAAATGTTATTGGAGGAACTGCGTGGTTCAGCGCAATGAGCGCCGGTGGTGGATCATATGTTGTTAATAACTTTGGATTTTTACAGTATATATCTTCTCGTAGAGAGTTAAAAGATAATATTGTAAGCGTGGATTCAACGTCTGCAATCGAAAGAATTTTAGCCTTACGACCTGTTGAGTTCACAATGAAGCCAGAGTTTGTTCAATCGGCTAATGATTTAACATCATTGGATAAAAAACGTGGATTTATTGCGCAAGAAGTTGCTGAAGTTGATCATTGGTACGGTCAGTGGGGATGGGTTAATGACGAACAAATGATGGTGACTCAAGCCGCAATTGATGGCGAAGTTGATTTAAATGAAGCTACACCAATATACTGGAATCACGATGCTGTAATTGCCGATTTAGTTGGTAGTATTCAGTTTTTAAATAGCAAAATTATAGAATTGGAAAATAAATGAACGAACAGCAAATAGATGCAAATAAAATAATTGAGTCGTTAATACGCCAAGTTGCGGATTACGCTCAAAAAGTTGCTATGTTAGAAGCTTATATTTCTTCATTATCCGAAGTACAAGCTAACGAAAAACATTCCAATTGAGATATTTTTTAGTAAACCAAGTTAGAAAGGAGATTATATGGCATCTAGTAAAAGAAAGCGTCGACCGGCGACAACCGTAGAAGCTAGAGAAAACCAGTTAATCTCTTCGGCTATTGATCTTGCAGAAAAGCAAATTCTAGAAGGAACTGCTTCCTCACAAGTCATTACGCATTATTTAAAACTTGGTTCTACTAGAGAACGTTTAGAACAAGAACGCCTCGAAGCTGAAAACGCGGTGCTTAAAGCACGAGTTGAATCTATGGCTTCTGGTAAAAGAATTGAAGAGCTTTATGAAGCTGCGCTTAATGCAATGCGTAATTATTCAGGCCAACAAACCGATGACGAAGATTTTGATTTCGATGATTAGAACTTATTCAGATTTGCGTAGTATAAAAACTTTTGAAGAAAGATATGCATATTTAAAACTAAATGGCGCTGTTGGGCAAGAAACTTTTGGTTTTGATCGCTATATCAACCAAAGTTTTTATCAATCCATGGAGTGGAAAAGAGCAAGAAGATCCGTTATTATACGCGACAACTCGTGCGATTTAGGCATTGAAGGACACGAAATACATTCTGGTTTGATAGTTCACCACATGAATCCAATGACTTCAGATGATATTATTCATAGTGAATCTTGGATTATAGATCCTGAATTTTTAATCTGTGTAACAGAAAGAACTCACAACGCAATTCATTTTGGAGACGAAAGTCTTTTAAGAATTCGTTTTAACGAACGACGACCAAAGGATACAAAGTTATGGTAAAAGACTTTTCAAGCTTTTTTCAAAATTATAGAGCTGATTTAAATAAAATAAAATTGGCGCCAGCAGAAGCAGAGTATGCTTTTGCCATGGAAAATATTGCTCGCACTTATGGTAAACTTTCCGATAACGACAACAACGGAATTTGGGTCGGCTACGTTCCGCCTGAAAAAAACGATAATAAAAAAATCGGAGTTGTTTGTGGAAACTGTCATTTTTATGAAGGTAATAATGTTTGTCGTATAATTAGTAACACCGTTGAACCGCAAGGTTATTGCCGTTTAGCAGCCATATACCCTAATTTGGTGTCAAAATCTTAAATTGAAAGGAGCGCATCATGGAACAAAGCATTTTAAAAAGTACTAAAAAAATGTTAGGTTTAGATGCTAGTTATACCGCATTTGATTTAGATGTACTAACAAACATTAACGTTAGTTTTTCTACTTTAACACAAATTGGAGTATTACCGGATGCTGGTTTTTCAATAGTCGATAATACCACAAACTGGAGTAGTTTAAATTTGTCGACACCACTTTTAAGTATGGTTAAAAGTTATGTGTACTTAAAAGTCCGAATGTTGTTTGATCCGCCAACAACTTCATTTTTAATTAAAGCATATGAAGATCAAATAAAAGAATATGAATGGCGATTAAAAACTTTAAAAGAATACGAAAGTTGAGATTCTTTTATGTCTCAAGAAAAAGAAATATCTTTTAGAAGTAGTAAGTGGGAACGATTTGATCCCGATTTTGCCGAAATGATTCGGACTAAGCACCCTGATATTTGGCGACTTGGTGGAAACATTAAAGGTAATGATCAGTATCGAAAGCTTTATCCAATAACAAAACGCGATGGTGTTCCTAATTCTGAAATGGAAGTTAATGCTTTAAAACTTAGGGAAGCTTGGGCGGCAAGGCATTACAAAGACTTTAGAATTGCGGGAGTCATTGCGCAAATTAAATGGCTAGCTGTAGGAAGTCGAGGTGAGCAATATATGAAAAATTTAGTAAAAGAAGAAATTTTAAAACGATCTGAAGTTAAACAGTCTGACGATATGAGCATAGAAAAAGCTCTTGCTCATGCCGGAGTTAAAGGTATGCGCTGGGGTGTTCGTAAATCTGCTAAAAAACAAGCTGCGCAGCGAACGTCTTATAAAAAAGGACCTAAGTCGCTTTCTGAAGCGGAATTACGTCGTCGAGTAAATCGAATGGAAACAGAAAAGCGATATGTTGATTTAAACCCAACTACAGCTAGAAGTCGAGCTGGTAAAACGTTTGTTAGTAAGGCGTTAAATCAAAGCGGTTCGATGGTAATTGCTGCAACTGTTGGTGGTGCAACTGCTTTGGTTGGAAAAGCAATCAAAAATAGAATATCGGGTTAAAATTAAATTTGAAAGGAGAAAGTTTTGGCATTATCAAACACTGCTGTACCAAAGTACTACTCCGAGTTTAGAGATTCCGTTATATCTGGTAAAATTATAGTAAATAAAGAAATTTCTATGGAAATGAATCGAATTGATGATTTAATTCGAGATCCTAATATTTACTATGATGATTGCGCAGTTGATGGTTTTATAAAATATTGTGAAAACGAACTTACTTTAACCGACGGAACAGATTTACATTTATTGGATACTTTTAAATTATGGGCCGAACAAATTTTTGGTTGGTATTATTTCGTTGATAGAAATGTTTATGATCCACAAGCTTTTGGCGGAAAAGGTGGATTTGTTTTAAAGACTGTTAAAAAACGTTTAACCACTAAACAATATTTAATTATTGCACGTGGTGCTGCAAAGTCCATGTATGCTTCCTGTATACAATCATATTTCTTAAACGTTGATACACAAACAACCCATCAAATAACAACTTCGCCAACAATGAAGCAAGCCGAAGAAGTTATGTCTCCAATTCGCACTGCAATAACTCGATCTAGAGGACCTTTGTTTAAATTTTTAACCGAAGGATCTTTACAGAATACAACTGGTTCTAGGGCACAAAGAGTTAAATTAGCGTCTACTAAAAAAGGAATCGAAAATTTTCTTACTGGATCTCTTTTAGAAATTAGACCGATGTCTATCAATAAACTACAAGGTTTAAGACCTAAAGTTTCAACAGTAGACGAATGGCTTTCTGGCGATATTCGAGAAGATGTTGTCGGCGCAATTGAGCAGGGTGCATCTAAATTAGATGATTATTTAATTTTAGCTATTAGTTCTGAAGGAACCGTTCGAAATGGTTCTGGAGATACTATTAAAATGGAATTAAACAAAATTCTAAAAGGTGAATATCAAGCGCCACATGTTTCCATTTGGTATTATAAGCTAGATGCTATAGAAGAAGTCGGCGACCCGGCAATGTGGATTAAAGCCAATCCAAATCTTGGCAGGACTGTAACTTATGATGTATATCATTTAGATGTGGAACGAGCTGAAAAAGCACCAGCAGCTAGAAATGATATTTTAGCCAAACGTTTCGGTATTCCAATGGAAGGTTATACATATTTCTTTACATATGAAGAAACTTTGACGCATCAACCAAGAGATTTTTGGCAAATGCCGTGTTCGCTTGGTGTGGACCTTTCTCAAGGCGATGACTTTTGTGCTTTTACATTTTTGTTTCCATTTTCAAACTATTCTTTTGGTATTAAAACCTTAAGTTACATAACTTCTTTAACATTAATGAAACTTCCAGGAGCAATGCGACACAAATATGAGCAGTTTATTAGCGAAGGAAGTTTGCACGTTCTCGAGGGAACTGTTTTGGACATGATGGAAGTTTATGATGATTTAGACCAAGTAATTATGGCCAACGGATACGATGTTCGCTGTTTAGGATATGACCCATACAACGCAAAAGAGTTTATAACTAGATGGGAATCTGAAAATGGCCCTTATGGGATTCAAAAAGTAATTCAAGGCGCAAAAACAGAATCAGTTCCATTGGGCGAAATTAAAATTCTTTCAGAAGAAAGAAAACTTATATTTGATCAAGAGTTAATGTCGTTTGCTATGGGTAATGCCGTAACTCTTGAAGACACAAATGGTAATCGTAAACTTTTGAAAAAACGAAGTGAAGAAAAAATTGACAACGTGGCAGCTTTACTAGATGCATATGTTGCGTATAAACTTCATAAAGAAGCATTTGAATAGGAGTTAAAATGGAAAACGAAAAAGATATTTTAATAGCATTAGATTACTTAAAGCATGCTGGTGTTCCCGGAATGAAGTGGGGTAAACGCAAAGCAGCTGCTTCTGGTGGCGGGCAAACAAGCGGATCAAAAAAAACCGCTAAAGTAAATGCATCGGCCCAAAAAGGTAAAGATAGCGCCGGTAAAGCATTGGCAAAAAATAAAGATAAAAAAGCAAGTTCTACAAAATCTACTAAACAATATTCAACAGGAAAGTTAGTCGCAGCCACGCTTCTTGCTGGTCCAGTTGGTTTTGTGGCGGTTAAAAAGCAGTGGATATAAAATAAAAAACTTGAACAATAAAAATTGAAGGAGGTGACGATATTTGGCTATTTTAGATAGAATCAAAAAAGCATTTAATGCTTTTAGTACTTATGAAAAAGAAGAATTTGATTATAATATCGGGCCAGTAAGCACATATCGTCCGGATCGAGTTCGTCATTTATTTTATAACGACAGATCAATTATAACTGCTATATATGCTCGAATTGCTATTGACGTTTCAAATATTAAAATTAAACACGTTTATGTCGACGAAATTGGTCGTTATTCTAAAGATGTTAATAGTTCTTTAAATGATTGTCTTACTTTAGAAGCAAATATTGATCAAGCTCCTCGCGCTTTTCGCCAAGATCTAATAATGACTTTATTTGATAAAGGTGTGGCCGCTATTGTTCCCGTTGATACTGGGGCAAATCCACAAACCAATCAAAACTTTGATATTTATACAATTAGAGTCGGCGAAATAACACAATGGTATCCGAAACATATTAGGGTTAGTGTTTATAACGAAGCTAAAGGTATGCGCGAAGAAATAACACTCCCTAAAAGAAACGTTGCAATAATTGAAAATCCTTTGTATTCAGTAATGAATGAACCTAATTCAACACTACAAAGACTTCTACGTAAACTAACTCTTTTGGATGCTGTTGACGAACAATCTGGATCTGGAAAATTAGATTTAATTATTCAATTACCATATACTATTAAAACAGAAGCTCGAAAACAACAAGCTGAAGCTCGTCGTGCAGATATTGAATTCCAACTAAAAGGCAGTCAATACGGAATAGCTTATACCGATGGTACTGAAAAAATAACACAACTTAATCGCCCAGCAGAAAATAATTTACTTAAGCAAGTAGAATATTTAACTCAAATGCTTTATGGTCAATTAGGAATTACAGAAGCAATTATGAATGGTACTGCTGACGAAAAAGCAATGTTAAATTACTTTAACAGAACAATATATCCAATTATTGAATCTGTAGTTGAGGCAATGCAAAGAGCATTTATTGTTTCTGTTAATTCCGATAAACCAGAAAAAATAAAGTACTTTAGAGACCCATTCCAATTAGTACCACTTATTGATATTGCAAGTGTTGCTGATATATTCTCACGAAATGAAATATTAACTGCAAATGAAATTCGTGGTTATATGGGAATTCCACCCGCATCAGATCCAAAAGCCGATGAGTTAATAAATAGTAATATGCCTCAACAACCAGGTTTATCGGAACCAGAAACCGAAAATGATCAAGGGACGTTATATATATGAAACCCGTTTTAGTTATTTGGCATGATGCTCATGCGGGAACAGATGGATGGGCGCATTTAGAAGATTTAGATGTTAATGATTATTGTGTTGTATATTCACTTGGATATTTAATCGAATCTAAACAATACGCTAAAAAAAATCATATAACAATAACACAGTCTTTAATACAAGAAGAATTTGTAGATCACGTTCTTCATATCCCGAAAAAAATGGTCGATAAAATAATAAACCTTGTCGAAGAAAAATCGATTATTAAAGAAAAAATAATCTTAAACTTAACAGAAAGGAATAAACATGGTTGAGCATGATTTTAGTGGTTATGCCACTAAAGCGGGCTTACGTTGCACCGATGGACGTACTATTATGCCTGGCGCTTTCAAGCACCAAGATCAGGCAAAAGTTCCGTTGGTTTGGCAACATGGTCATAACGATCCCGAAAATGTTCTTGGGCATGCCATTCTCGAAAATCGAGAAGATGGCGTTTATGCTTATGGATATTTTAATAGTTCGGCCAAAGCCGCGCACGCAAAAAGCCTTTTAGAGCATGGCGATATTAACATGCTTTCTATTTGGGCAAACGAGTTGATTGAAAAAGCTGGTCGCGTTCTTCATGGAGCTATCCGCGAAGTCAGTCTCGTTTTATCTGGAGCAAATCCTGGCGCCGTTATTGAAAGCGTGACTCTTCGTCACTCTGACGGTTTCACGACTGAACTGGATGATGAAGCGATTATTTACACCGGCTTAGAGCTGGAGCACTCGCTTATTAAAGATAATTCGGATATTTTACACGCAGTAGCAAAGGTTGATGAAAAAATGGCTGAAGATAAAGAAATGACGGTTCAGGATATTTATGACTCTATGACCGAAGAGCAAAAGAATGTAGTTAACTTCTTAATCGGTGAAGCGCTGGCTTCTGCCGAAGGAGAGATGGCCCAGAGTAACTTAGATGATAATGCCACGGCCCAGGAAGTTTATGACTCTTTAAATGATCAGCAGAAAGAGCTTGTTGATGCTCTTTTTGAGGAAGCAAAACAAATTAATCACTCAAACATGAAAGGTGAAGATGAAATGACCCGCAATATTTTCGAAAACAACGAGAAGAAGAATGTAATTTCCCACGAGGACCTTCGTGGAATTGTTGCCGATGCCACCAAGAACGGGTCGTTAAAAGACGCCGTTGAGTCGTACGCTCTTGCGCACGGAATTACCGACATCGAGCAGTTGTTCCCCGAGGCTACTGCTATCGACAACGTTCCCGAGTGGCTGAAGCGCCGCACTGAGTGGGTTTCGAAGTTGCTTGGCGATGCCCGCAAGAGCCCGTTCAGCCGCATTAAGACCCTCCACGCCGACATCACGCTTGACGAGGCCCGCGCCAAGGGTTACGTGACTGGTGCTTTGAAGAAAGAAGAGTTCTTCGGAGTTTCGAAGCGTATCACGACTCCCACGACCATCTACAAAAAGCAGAAGCTTGACCGTGATGACATGATTGACATCACCGACTTCGATGTTGTGTCCTGGCTCAAGTCTGAGATGCGTTTGATGCTCGACGAGGAAATTGCTCGCGCCGTGCTGATTGGCGACGGTCGTGACGTTTCGCACGAGGATAAGATCAACGAGGGTAACATTCGTCCGATCGCTAAGGATCACGAGCTTTACACCACGACGGTCAACGTCAACCTCGGAAACGCCGGCTCTTCTGCTCAGGAGATCGTCGACGCTATTGTCAGCAACCGCAAGCACTACAAGGGAACCGGAACCCCGACGATGTACACGACTGAGACGTACATTGCGCAGTTCTTACTTCTCAAGGACACGCTTGGCCGTCGAATCTACAAGGATTTGTCGGAGCTTGCTGCCGAACTTCGCGTTGCTGAGATCGTTCCGGTCGAAGTGATGGAGGAAGAGGCCGATCTGGTTGCCGTTGTTGTTAACCCGCAGGACTATGTTCTCGGTGCTGACAAGGGTGGGGCTATTTCGATGTTCGACGATTTCGACATCGATTACAACCAGCACAAGTACCTCATTGAGACCCGTCTGTGCGGAGCTCTCGTTAAGATGAAGTCGGCTCTGGTTGTGAAGAAGGTTGCTTCGACTGACGTTCTTGTTGCTCCTGAGGCTCCTTCGTTCGATGGCGTCGATGAGATCACCATCCCGACTCAGACTGGTGTTCGTTACCTGAAGAATGGCGTTGTCGTGACCGGCACCGTTGTTATCACGGCTACCACCACCATTTACGCTGAGCCGACCTCTGGCTACTACTTCGCGACCAGCGAGGATGATAGCTGGACGTTTAGCCCCGCTGACTGATTTTAAAGGAAAAACCGATGGCTAAATTCTACGGAGAAGTTGGCTATGGAAATACCATTGAAGACCCTGTCAATTCTGGCGTTTGGAAAGATACCATTACCGAATTTTCTTATTTTGGTGATGTTATACGAAATACGGCACGATTTGAAAAATCAGAGTATTTAAATAATGATATTTCTGTTGGCAACTCTATAAGTATTATTGCGGATCAGCATGCCATCGAGCATTTCTTTAAGATTAAATACGTAAGATGGGCGGGGGTTTTATGGACTGTTACAAGTGTAGAAGTTCAGAGCCCCCGCCTAATCTTATCTTTAGGAAGTGTATACAATGGCCCCACGACTTGAGTTACACGCAATACTAGTTAATATTTTGGGATCTAATAATGTATATTTTCAACCACCCGCATCAATTCAGTTACAGTACCCTTGTATAGTTTATAAAAGGGATAATGCTGTAACATTACACGCAGATGATAAACCATACATGATGAGTACTAGATATCAAGTAACTGTCATTGACAGAAATCCTGATAGCGAAATCCCATCGGCAATTGCAGCACTTCCTATGTGCATATTTGATCGGTTTTATACAGCTGATAATTTAAATCACGACGTTTACAAACTATTCTTCTAAAAGGAGATCACTATGGCTATTCTTTATTGGGACCAGTCGGGAGAACGTTTCTTCGAAACGGGAGTCGACAAGGGTGTCCTTTACTTACCCAATAGTTCTGGAGTTTACACGAATGGTGTTGCTTGGAACGGACTTACTAGCGTTACCGAGTCTCCTACTGGAGCCGAGCCTAATGCTATGTATGCTGACAATATTAAGTACCTCAATATGTACTCGGCTGAGGAGTTTGGTGCAACGATTGAGGCCTATACCTATCCGGATGAGTTTGCTCAGTTTGACGGTTTAGCTACGCCGTACAACGGTGTTACTGTTGGACAGCAGTCTCGTCGTCGCTTTGGACTTTCGTATCGTACCCGTTTGGGTAACGATATTGATGGTGACGATCTGGGCTACAAGTTGCATCTTATTTACGGATGCCAGGCTAGTCCTTCGGAGAAGGCGTACAACACGGTTAACGACTCGCCCGAGGCGATTACCTTTAGTTGGGAAATTGCAACGACTCCGGTTCAGGTTACTGGATACAAGCCTACTTCTATCCTTACTGTCGATTCGACTAAGGTTAGCCCGACGGCTTTGACGACGCTTGAAAACTTCCTGTATGGAACCGCTGGAACCAACCCCAGCCTTCCGTTGCCGGATGCCGTGCTCGCGTTGTTCTCTGGTACTGCTACCAGCGTCACCCCGGCTACGCCCAGCTTTAACGGCACTAATACCATAACCATTCCGTCGGTTACTGGCGTTACCTACTATGATGGAGAGACCGCGCTTGAGGCCGGTGCCTATGTCATTACTGAGAACACCATCATTACCGCTCGCCCCAACACCGGATACTACTTCCCGGCTGGCGTTGATGACGACTGGTTGTACATTTACGACTGATTAATTTAGACAGAGGAGATCAGAGAATGCTTACAATAATTATCAAAGGAGATGAATTCTTCAATGAACAAACTGAAGAGTTTGAAGTTCAAGAAGAAGTTGTTTTAAAGTTAGAGCATTCTCTGATCTCACTGTCAAAATGGGAGTCAGAATTTGAAAAACCTTTTTTGACCGATGCAAAAAAAACACCGGAAGAAATATATGGTTATATAAAAGCTATGATAATAGGTGATTATCCAAATGATATATTGCTTAAACTATCTAATAGTAACATACAAGAAATAAACTCGTACATAGATTCAAAAAGATCCGCAACTACTTTTGGTATTATGCCAGAAAAACGCGGAAAAAGTGAAACAATAACTTCAGAGTTAATTTATTTTTGGATGATTACTTTTAATATACCATTTGAATGCGAAAGCTGGCATTTAAATAGATTATTTGCTTTGATTAGAATTTGTAACTTAAAGAATTCAAAACCAAAGAAAATGTCTAAAAACGAAATAGCAATGCGAAACAGAGAATTAAACGCAAAGCGAAAAGAAGAATTAAAAACACGCGGATAAAAGAAAGGATGTCTTATGACTGCTATCGTTTGGCATGAAGCTGGTTCTAAAGTTTATGAAGCTGGCTTAGATCGAGCCGTTCTTTACGTCGAAGATGAAACTGGCGTCCCGTGGAACGGTTTGATTAGTGTATCTGAAAAGAGCGACACTAAAGTAGAACCTATCTATTTTAACGCAACAAAATTTAATGATATAGTGACTTTGGGGGATTATTCTGGTAGTATATCGGCGTATACATATCCAGATGAATTTTTAGAATGTGAAGGTATTGTCGAGGATCAAGTAGGTTTATATTTAACCGATCAACCAATAAAAAGATTTCACATTTGTTATAGAACGCTAGTCGGCGAAGATGATAATAATTTTAATAGTGGATACAAAATTCATATACTTTATAATTTAACAGCTACGCCTGCTGATAAAGTAAGAAAAACTTTATCTTTAAACAGTGTCCCTGATGAATTTTCTTGGGACGTCACAAGTATTCCGGAAATAATTGAAGGACACAGACCGTCCTCTCATTTAATAATTGATAGTAGAAAAATAGACCCGTGGCTTTTGTTGGATATAGAAGATATTCTTTATGGAACCGACGATCGCGAACCGACTTTACCATCAATGAAATCGTTAACCACATTTATTCGTAAATGGGATAGACTTATTATTGTCGATAACGGTGATGGAACATGGTCTGCGATTTCGGCTAGAGAAGGTATTATTAATGAGATCACACCAACTGAATATACTATTGAATCTGACGATATTGTTTACTTAAATGCAACAACTTATACAATTAGTAGTTCCAATAAGAACGAGGAGGATATTTAATGGCTACAGTTACCGTGTTTACAGCTGCTCGTATGGCAGCTATTGAAGCTGCGTCAATCGTTAGCGGCGAAGTTGATGTTAATGGCGATTTAATATTAACAAAACATGATAATACAACTATTAATGCTGGTAGTGTAATTGGACCCGTTGGTCCTGTTGGTCCTGTTGGCGAAGTCACTCAAGCCGAACTAGAAGCTGCAATTGCTGCCGCGCATGCTGCTGGCGCAATAACTGAAACTCAGTTGGCTAATGGTTCAGTAACCGCACTTAAAATAGGAACTGGTGCAGTAACAGAAATAAAAATTGCAAGTGGTGCCGTAACAAATGATAAAATTGCAAGCGGGGTTTCAGCCAGTAAAATAGCTGGTGTTTATTATCGAAACGGATCAACATCTCAGCATCAAATAATAATATCAACTTCAGCTCCAAGTGGCGGAAGTAACGGAGATGTTTGGTTGAGGTATTAATATGCCCATATATGTTAATGTAAATGGAACTTGGCAAGAACTTGCTGGAGCAGACAGACCGTTTGCAAATGTTAATGGTGTATGGCAAGGAATTTCTACAGTCCACGCAAATGTTAATGGAACTTGGCAACAAGTTTATCAGTATGATATAGCTGGTCCGACTGTACCAACTCCAGTTGTAACTTCATATGGTTCGTATGATAGTATTTCTTGGTCAACTATAACTGATAGTGGTAGTGGTGTTTCTTCAGCAACGTTGTATCAAGCGTTTCATAATGTTACCGATAACCTTTACGAAAATATGTATAGTTCAATGCCAATTAATATTAATGGGAGTTCGACAACATTTGCTATACCATCGGCAAGGCGAAATAGCCCATCGGGTAAACACTATCAAGTTTACTATTGGATTGCGGCAACGGATAATGCCGGAAATACAACATATGGGGATCAAATCGGCGCGGTTTCTCCGTTCGTTAACACGAAACCACTCGGGACCTACTTCTTTGCCCCAGCAGCAGCGGATTCAAGAAACATCGGGAATACGGCTTGGCTCGACGCCACTGTGGAAGGTGTTGTTGGATACTCCGGTAGTCGAGCATATGGTTGTTGGTTTTATGGAACTGACGTGTTTCAAAATGCCTGTAAAGGCTGGAATGCTAACTCTGGTACCATATTCATTAAAAGAGCCGCGTCAACAGATTCTAACCGAGGCAACACAGGAACGTTTTATTTACAAACGCATAACCTAGGATCAAAAGGAAGTTTTGCCGCAACATTTGGTGGAACACTTATAGAGCAATATCTTTCTGGAAACAGTGCTTCGGCGTACGTAAACTTATCTTATGATATGCTAACACGACTGCAGGATGGAAGTGGTCAAGGTTTTGGATTAGTCTATCATAGTAATGCCCCAGGTTTCTTGCTTGGAATGAGAGACTTTTCAGGTCTTATAACTTTAAACTATTCGTAACTAGTCAAAATGGCAGTAAAACATTTCAAATTTTAGGAGGTTCAAATGACAAAGTATCCGGTGCTACCAATTATTTTACCAGCGGATTTAAAAAACGCAAAAAATGGTGAATTAAACCAAGACATACTTAGAGAAATAAAATCTCCTAAAGGAAAAATGCACCGCTTAGCGGCGACAGCTTGGAATGCTATGCAACTCGATGCGTACTTTAACGGTATCGAGCTAAAACAAGTTGGCGATTATAGAAGTTTAGCGCGACAGGAAGAAATGTTTAAAGATCGTTATCAGTTGACACCAACCGATAGACGCCCGCAAGTCACAAGAAGGTATCAAAACAAAACGTGGTATCTTAAAAAAGGAAAAGCACCATCGGCAAGTCCTGGAACTTCTAATCATGGTCTGGGACTTGCCGTTGATGTGGCCGATGCCTCGGGGAAAAGACTTGAATGGCTTTTGGGTGATGGGTTTTTAACGAGTAATGCATTAAAGTATGGATTTTCTTGGGAAGTTCGAGAAGGACCAAATGCTGAAGCTTGGCATATACGTTATGTCTGCGGAGATAATTTACCGAAAAGTGTTTTAGATGCAATTAATGCTTTTCCGTCTTTAGATGTTCGGTAACTTTTATGATTAAAGTTACACAAAAAGGTGATTTTTCCTATTTAATGAATTTTTTAAAAAGAGTTCAAAACAGAGATAGTGAAATTTATGCTCAGTTAAAACCATATGCCCAAGAAGGTGTTAGAGCTTTAGAACAAGCAACACCAATAGATAGTGGAGAAACATCTAAGTCTTGGTCGTATAGAATTATATTAAATAAAAAAACTACAACCATTATTTGGGAAAACGACAACGTTGAAGATGGAAATAACGTTGCAATTTTACTTCAATATGGGCACGCAACTGGAACCGGTGGATATGTTGCTGGATACGATTATATAAATCCAGCAATTCAACCCATATTCGATAAGATTGAATCAAATGTATGGCAAAATATAACTAGACAGTGAAAGAAGGTGATTTATGGCTAGTATAGATAATAGAGTTGTTGAAATGAAGTTCGATAATGCTGCATTTCAAACGAAAGTGGACTCCACTATAAAAAGTATTGAACGTCTTGATGCTAGCCTTAAATTATCCGAAGGCACTCAAGGTTTAAAAAATGTTGATGCCGCAGCAAAAGAAATGAATTTTGCTGGTATAAGTTCTTCATTGGACAGTATAACTAGCAAGTTTAATATATTTTCATTAGTTGGTGTTACCGCTTTAGTAAATGTTGCTAATAAAGCTGTTGATGCGGGTATTGCACTTGGTAAGTCGCTAAGCTTAGAACAAGTAATAACTGGTTTCCGCGAATACGAAACCAACATGCGTTCTATTCAAACTATTATGGCTAACACTCGTTCTGAAGGCGCAACTCTTCAGCAAGTTAATGATGCATTAGACATATTAAACGAGTACTCTGATCAAACCATTTATAACTTTAGCGAAATGACTAAAAATATTGGTACCTTCACAGCAGCTGGTGTTAAACTTGATACGGCTGTCGGATCAATTAAAGGTATTGCAAACTTAGCGGCTGTTTCCGGTTCAAGTTCGGAACAAGCATCTAATGCGATGTATCAGTTGTCGCAAGCAATATCTACTGGTTCTCTAAAGTTGATGGACTGGAACTCAGTTGTTAATGCTGGTATGGGCGGTAAAGTTTTCCAAGAAGCTTTGTTTGAAACCGGTAAAACTTTAGGAACAATTAGTAATGTCCCGATAGATCAAACATTTGATGAGTGGACAAAAGCTGGAAATACTTTCCGAGGGTCGTTAGAGCAAGGATGGATTACGTCTGATGTACTAACGCAAACTTTAAGAAACTTTACCGGTGAACTTTCCAAAGAACAATTATTAGCAATTGGATATACTGAAAAACAAGCAGACCAGATTGTTGAAATGGGCGGGGTTGCTGTCGAAGCAGCCACAAAAGTTAGAACATTTACTCAATTAATTGACGTTGCCCGAGAGTCTGTTGCATCTGGATGGTCACAATCTTTTCGTATTATTCTTGGTGACTTTGAACAAGCAACCGAATTATTTAGTAGCGTTAGCGCAGCATTCAGTAATATTGTCGGAAAGTCGGCAGATTCTAGAAACGCAATACTTAAACAATGGGCCGATTCATCTGGACGCCAAGAAGTTATTGATGGTTTAACATTTGCTGCAAAAGCTTTAGGCGATGTTATAAATGCAGTTAAAGCTGCTTTTGCGGATATATTTCCGCCTATAACTGCTGTCACTCTTGTTAAATTATCTCGTGGTTTTAGGGAATTTACTGAAAGTTTGGTTCCCACAAAAGTACAAATAGTTACAATTAAAACTATATTTAGAGGCGTATTTGCTGCTTTTGAAATTGGCGTAACAATTGTAAAAGAAATAGCATCATCATTTAAAACTTTATTTAGCGCATTGGCGGGTTCCGAAGGAACTTCTGATTTTCTGCGATTTGTAAAAGATTTATCTAAAGATATAGTTAAATTAAATGAAGTCTTAGTTGATGGCGAAATAATTGCAAAAGTATTTGAAACTTTGACTAATTTTATAATAAGGTTTGCTAAGGACCCCATTGGTGAGTTAGAAAAGTTAAAAGATATAATTGTTGAAGTATTTAATATATTTACAACTGGAAGTGAAAGTCTCGGTAATTTACCGAGTGGAGCGGTTGACTTTTTACTTAAAGTCCGCGATGCAATACTTAATCTTGGGGATGTAACGCCATTCTTTGCAATATTAACAAAAGGTTTTACACACTTAAAAGATAGTATAACTTCTATATCTGAAGGGTTAGCCCCAGTTATAGATATGTTAGAAAAGTTTACAGACTATGTTGTTAACTGGTTTAAAGAATTGGCCAATAAGATGGGCGCGGCTGCTGAACCTGGAGACTTTAGTAAGGTTCTGGACGCTGTAAACTTAGGCATAGTTGCCGGAATTGGCGGATTACTAGCATATTTGGCCAAGGGTGTTAACTTTGATTTTGGCGGTATATTTGAGCGTGTAACTTTAGCTTTAGACGAAGTAACTGGTACGTTACGAGCAATGCAAACCGATTTAAAGGCTAATGCATTACTGAAGATTGCTGCTGCAATTGGTATTCTAGCTCTTGCTGTTTTATTATTAGCAAGTGTTGACTCCGTTGCACTAACCAAAGCAATGACTGCTGTTGCCGTTGGCCTCGGTCAATTAATGGTTTCATTCTCACTTTTGTCAAAAATATCAGGACCAAAATCTGCGGCTACATTTACAATAGCAAGCAGTGGTTTAATTGCTTTGTCCGGTGCTGTCTTATTAATGGCTTTAGCCGTAAAAACATTATCGAGTTTAAGTGTTGCTGATCTTGCTAAAGGCTTGATAGCTATAACTCTTATAACAGAAACACTTGTCTTTGTGGCAAAACAGCTTTCAGGAAATACAAGTGGTCTTATTCGAGCGGGTATTGGATTAATTGGTGTTGGTATTGCTTTAAATATTTTAGCCTCTGCAGTTATGCTATTTTCGCTTATGGATCTTGGACAGATGTCCAAGGGTTTAATAGGTGTTACAATAGGTTTGACTGTTATAACTGGCGCGTTAAGACTGATGCCTTCGGATATGATGAGCAAAGGTGCTGGTTTAATTCTTATAGCTGGAGCTTTAAATATATTAGCGATTGCTGTTACTATATTTAGCCGAATGTCTTGGAACGAAATGGCTAAGGGATTTGGGGCTGTTGCTGTTGGTCTTACTATTATAGCATTGGCTATGCATATGATGCCCACAAATATGCTCATCACTGGCGCTGGATTATTAGTTGTTAGTGCGGCTCTTGTGGTTATAGGATATGCGTTAAATGAAATAGCAAAACTTTCATGGAACGATTTAGCTAAGGGATTAGTTGCAATCGCTGGTGCTTTACTATTTTTGACAGTAGCCGCGCATGCAATGTCTGGTGCTTTACCTGGTGCGATAGCAATGGGTGTTATGGCTGGCGCATTAGTTTTAATTACTGATGCTTTAAGTACTGTCGGTAAATTAAGTTGGGGCGAAATAATTAAAGGCCTTGTCGGTATAGCAGCAACTTTTGCTGTTATTGCGATATCTGCAACTTTAATACAACCAGCAATTGGAGCAATACTTTCTCTTGGCGCAGCTTTATTCTTGATCGGTGTTGCCGTGGCAGCTTTTGGTTTGGGTATTAACGCTTTGGCTAGAGGAATTAAAGTTTTAGTAAGTATAGGTACGGAAGGTATCGACTGGTTTGTTGCATTATTAGACAAACTAATAGAGAGAATACCCATATTAGCTAAGGGTTTAGCTATTGCGCTTTTGGAAATCGTCGACATTATATTAGACGCGTTACCCGTAATAATAGTACAACTTGGTGTTATAATCGGTCATCTTATCGATTCACTAATCGAGTTAATGCCTAAGTTTAAAGATTTAATCATAGCTCTGATCGAAACAATTATACAAATAATTGACGAAAAGGGTGTTGATGTTTTAATGGCTGGTTATCGTCTGTTAACTAACTTTATTAGTGGTTTAGCCGACAATGTTGAAGATTTGGTAAAAGCTGTTGGTGATTTGATAGTCTCATTCTTAACGGCATTAGCAACCAAACTTCCGGAAATTGTCGCTGCTGGTCTAAAATTATTAAAAGAATTCATTCGCGGAATAGTTGAAAACATTCACGAGTTGGTATCTGGTGTCGGGCAAGTAGTAGGAGCGTTTATAACAGCTGTTGCTAATATGGCCGAAGATATTGCTAAAGCTGGAACACAATTACTAATTGACTTCTTAATAGGAATAACTAATAATCTTATTAAGATTACCGAAACTGTGGCTACACTTATTACGACTTTTCTGGACGAGTTGTCTAAGAACCTACAGAAAGTTATCGATGCAGGCTTTGATTTCTTAACTAAATTCATTGAGGGTATAACTAATAAAATTCCAGAACTTAGCGAAGCCGTTTATAAATTAGTAACAGCATTTATAACTGAAGTCGGTAAGAACATTCAGCGAATTATTGATCGTGGTATAGATCTTGCCATAGCATTTATTAATGGTATAGCTTCCGGATCGCTTAGATTTGCCGATGAAGCAATGCAAATAATAGTCCAATTTATTGACGACCTTGCTGACGCTATCGATCGCAACGCTGAGGGTTTTAGAGACGCCGGGTTTAAAATGGCTGGCGCAATTATTAATGGTATGACCTTTGGATTAGCTGGAAAAGCTAAAGATGGTGCTAAAGCTATGTGGGACGCCGGAACAAGTATTGTTAAAGCTGGTTTGGGTGTCTTTAAAATCTGGTCTCCATCTCGAGTGTTTAGAGAAATGGGTGAAAATCTCATTGCAGGATTAGTTGTTGGATTAAATGACACACGACCTGCTGAAGAAAGTTCTAAACATTTAGCTAATAGAACCATTAGTAGTATGCAAAGTACTTTAACTAGATTGACTGATAGTTTAGCTGTTACAACGGAGTTTAATCCTACAATTACGCCAGTACTTGATCTGACGAACGTCAAAATGGGAGCAAAAACTATAAGTGATTTAGTTAATGTTTCAGACGGTATAGGTTCAACTATAACTTTTAGACAAGCACAGACAATTGCTAATACAGAAGCACCAGTTGAAGATGCTGTTTCTACAGCAGTAGCAACAACTGATGTTAAGTTTGAGCAAAACATTTATTCACCGTCGCAATTGACGACGTCTGATATTTATAGACAAACACGAAATCAAATAACTTTAGCTAAGGAGGAGTTGAGTATCTTATGAAAGTTACAGGAGTAGAAATCTCTTCTGACAATGCAAATATTATTAACTTTGGTATGAGCGATGTCTCTTCCAGCGACAAGTATTTGGTTAAGTCAATTTTTGGATTGGACGCGGACGAAGTAATTCGTAAATTCTATTCGTTCGCATCTAATTCAACTGCAAAATTTTATAACTTTAGTATGAAAAAGCGAGAAATAGTTTTTCGAATTGTATTAAATCCGAATTACTCTATTAACGAAGACTTTTCAGAAATAAGAGATGAAATTTATAGGAGTATATCGTCGAGCCGTACCGGACTTATTAATATTTTATTCAGGTCCGGCGGCGCGGCGGTTGCTCAAATTTCTGGTTATTTTACAAAGTTTGAAGTTCCTTACTTTTCAAAAACGCCAGAACTACAGATTACAATTAACTGCGACGACTTCATGCTTAGGGGATTTAACCCTGTTGAAATCGAAGCCAATGTGTTAGGCAATACCAATCACATTTATGTATCGGATAGTATTTCAACAGCCCCACACGGAATGATGTTTAGCGTTGAATATACAGCAGCATCTAGTTATTTTGAAATTACAGACGACCTCTCAAATAAATCTTGGTATTTTAAAGTTACGCCAATTGGTGGATTTTTATCTGGAGATATTTTAGAAATTTCCAGTGAATATAATAATAGAATTGCTAGAATTATTCGAGGCAGTTCTGTTATTCCGATCATGGATGCTATATCTACAGACTCGTCTTGGCCTTTAGTATTTCCAGGTTCAAATGAGTTTGAAGCCTATGATAAAACCAAGTTTGATTGGTTATTTGTTTCGTATTATCCGGCTTATTGGGGATTATAATATGGATTTATTCAAATTCACAGACGAATCACAGACTTCTTTAAGTAAAGGTTCTGCTATACTAAATTACGATAGTATTATGTGGATAGAACGGTATAGATCGCCGGGAGAGTTTACTTTAACAGCAAAACTCAGTAGCGGTTTACAGACTTTTCTGCCTTTAGGTTCTATAATATCCCATACAAAAACGTACGAAGCTTGTGTTGTAGAAAACCACGAAATTCAAGAAGATTCTGAATCCGATCCGACTATAAAAATTACTGGGCGTAGTTTAGATAGTTATTTAGAAAATAGAATAGTTGGTTTGGCTATAGCAGAGCTTAACCCAACACTTCCATTTACGCAATATGAGTTGGCGGCAGACGACTTAGGGGCACAAATTTCAGAATTGATAAATGACAATATTCTTTTACTTAATTTGATTGCCGATAATGTTGAAAACGTATCCATCATAAATGAAGCTAGAGTTATAAAACGTCAAAGCTTGCTTCAAGCGGTAAATGATTTATTATCTTTAGATGATCTTGGAATTAGAGTCTTTAGAAAAAATCCGTATAACGTGCCAAACTATCTTTCACCTTTATATACTACATTATGGGTACATAAAGGTGTGGATCACAGTAATGATGTTATATTTTCATGGGCGCTGGGGGAACTAGAAAATGCTAGCTATTTATTTAGTTTAAAACCTTTTAAAAATGCAGCTTTAGTTCAAAGTACGTATTTAGAAACCACGGTTTATGAAAATGAACCAACTGATTTATATGACATACGATACATGTTAGTCGATGCATCAGATATTGATAAATCATATACTGAACTTCCTGATGTTACCACCGAAGTTCCAGGTATATTGAATAGTATGGCTACTAGAGGTTACGAAGCGTTATCCGCGCAAAAAGAAATAAATATTAGTAGCGTTAACATATCAAAATCGACATCTTACGAATACCGTAAAGATTATGATATTGGAGACATTGTTTCTATATCTGGTAATTATGGTGTTATAGAAAAACGTCGTGTTGTCGAATACGTAGAAATTGAGGATGAAAACGGAGAAGTTGGATATCCTACTTTATCAAAGATTGAAGGAGAATAATATGTCTGCATTTCAAGCAGCTCTTTTTGGAGTTATAACAACTTTTGCAGCTTCTTCGGGTTTCTGGACGTATTTACTTGCGCGTAAAGATAAAACTAGCTCGTCATCAAAACTATTATTAGGTTTGGCCCACGATCGTATAATTCATCTTGGATTGCGATACATTGACGAAGGTGGTATATCTCGTGAAGCCTATGAAGACTTACATAAGTTTCTGTACGCTCCATATAAAAAAATGGGCGGAAATGGAACTGTTGATAGAATTATGGAAGAAGTTGAAAAATTACCGATTCTTACCAATCGATACGTTTCTGGAGAAAAATGAACAATACAATACCTAGCTCACTACTTTCTGACAAAACATATAATTTATTAAAATGGTGTGTTCAAATAGTTATGCCAGCTTTTAGTTCTTTATATTTTGGCCTAACACAAACGTTTGATTTTTTACCATCAGCAGAAGTAGTAATTGGAACTATTGCGTTACTTACGACTTTTTTTGGTGTAATTCTTGGGATAAGTACAAAATCATATAACGCATCTAGTGACGGTGAATTAGTGGTTTCTCAAAAAGAAGATGGCGGAAAATTATTTACTTTAGAATTACACACTGATCCTAATGAATTATTAAATAAGTCGAATGTTGTATTTAAAGTTAAATAATATTTAATCGCATTTTATACAACGCCTATAGTAGGAAACTACTGAAAGAGGTCAAAGTGTTCAAGAAGAAGAAAAGCAAACTTGACGTGGCTATGGATGCGGTGTTTGCGGAGATGGAAATTTCCGGCCCGGATTCCGAAGAGTATCCGAAAATGATCGAATATATGGAGAGGTTGTCGCGCGTTAAAGCAGAAAACAAAATGCGCGTTAGCCCCGATACGTATGCGATTGTTATCGGTAACTTGCTCGGAATTCTGGTCGTGATTGCATACGAGCAAAAGCACATCTTTACCACAAAAGCGTTTAGCTTCACATTGAAGCCGAAGGGTAATTGAGGTAGAAAGAAAGTAGGGGTTGTACGAGACTGTATTAGTCTTTTACAACCCCTATTTTTTTTTCGCACATATTACAACGCGTATTATAGGAAGCTACTAGTGATAAGGAGATAGTGAAATGAAGAAAATTAAAAAAGTAATTGTCAACATAATCAAAGAAGCAAACAAAACTGGCATTGGGCCGGTTAGCTGGTAAAGCTAAAAGAGAAACTGTATGAAAATACGGTTTTTCTTTCTACAACGGTTATTTTTTTTTGTTTTTAAAAAAAACTATGCTTTAAAATGCCCTGTAATCGATTTAAAATTTAAAAATGTATGGATATGGCCTAAAATAAAGATCGTCGCTTAAAACGCAAAATAAAGCCCTTTCCGGCAAAATAGCACTTTTTAACCTAAAAAAATGGCCCGGGGGGCTTTTTTAGGTAGTGTTTTTGATATATTCGCATAATTTACAACTACTATAATGAAGGTGTCAATCACAACAAAGGAGAATGTAATGGAGAACGAAAACCAGAATGAAAGTTCGACCAAGATTGTGGCTGCCGTACTTGCCGCTGCTGCGGTGGGCGGAGTCATTGTCATGCGAGACAAGATTCGTGGGTTTTTCAGCCGGAACAAGACCGTCTGAGGACACATAAGGATTGAGCCCCTTAAACAAGGGCTCTTTTCTTTTTTCGAAAGGAAAAAATGAATTACGATTTTAGAGATCCGGCTTATATTTTTAAAAATGAAAATGGAAAACTTTCTTCTAGTATTCCAGAAAAAACAATTGAAAATATTTGTATCGAATGCGGTAAAAAAAATAAAATTTTAATAAATCAAAAAGATTATGATGACTGGGTTGGTAATTCTGGCGGACCTAAAAAAATGGTTCAAAATGTTTTTAAATGGCTTGGTCCAACCCAAGTTGAACTTTTAATAACAGGTATCCACCCAGAATGTTGGGATGAAATTTTTAAAAGAACTCGCTAAATTTACAACGCCTATGGTAGAAAGGGATAAAATCTAATTTAACTATTAGAAATTGTCTATGGCGTTAAGCCAGTCTTTCTTTTTTTATATTTTAAGGAGAAAAATGACTAAAAAGACAAAATACACATTTTTTAATTTTATCTTTGATATTTTTATGGTAGCGTGTACCGCAGGTCTTTGGCTGATCTGGATATTTTGCCGCGAACTTCGAAACAGGTAGTGTCTAAGGAGACAAATGAACTTAAGTAAAGTAATTGTAAAAACGCAAGATGTTTTACATAAAAATTCTCAAACGATTTTAACATCATTTGCTATTAGTGGTGTTGTAACAACAACTTATCTTGGCGCAAAAGCATCATTTAAATCCTGCCGAGATATTGACTATCATCACGCAATATATCCAGATGATGACTTGGAATTACGAGATGCAATAAATATTGTCTGGCGAAACTATATACCAGCTGCTTTGTCTGGAGCGGCAACTATTGGTTGTATTTTAGGTTCTCATAAAATTAGTAGTAGAAAAACAGCTGCGGCGCAAGCAGCTTTTGCTTTGTCAGAGCGTATATTCAACGAGTATAAAGATAAAGTCGTTGAGCAAATTGGTCCTAAAAAAGAACAAGATATACGCGACAAAATGGCACAAGAAAAAGTAAATAAAAATGATCCTAGCTCCACGCAAGTATTTATCACCGGAAACGGTAATGTTTTATGCTGCGAAGGATACACTGGACGTTATTTCCATAGTGATATGGAAAGTCTTAGGCGAGTAGAAAATAAAATTAATGCTAAATTAAATGCTCACGATCACGCTTCGCTTAGTGACTTGTATTATTTATTAAATATACCAGAAACTAAAGTTTCTGATGACTTGGGCTGGGATTCTGGACGTCTTTTAGAGTTAGAGTTTTCATCGACAATAACCCCAGATGGAAGACCATGTTTAGTTTTTAATTATAATTATATTAGATCTATATAATTTTCGTATAAAAAACAACGTCTATAATAGAGTGTTAAAAACAAAAGGAGAAACAAAATGGAGAAAGTTATTGACTTGTCGTCTGTTCAGCATAAGCTGCAGCGTGGCGTTCTAGTGCTTGTCGCACAGATCCTCACGGAGCAGATTGTTACGAAGACGTACAACAAGCTTGCCCCCAAGTACTTCAAGAAGTAACACATAAAGGTAAAATCTTAGGAAACTAGGGTTTTATCTTTTTTTCAAACACAAAGGATAAAAATGTTAAAACGAGATATTACTTATGAAAACTTTAATGGCGATTTAGTTACCGAGACATATTACTTCAACTTAAGTAAGAGCGAAATTCTTAGCTTAGATGCAAGTTACGAAAATGGTCTTAATGATGCCATTCAGAAGATTATTGATAAGAAAGATACAAAAGCATTAATTCACGAGTTCCAAAAGCTTATTTTGCTTGCGTATGGTATTAAGAGTGAAGACGGTAAGCGATTTATTAAGAACGACACACTTCGAGAAGAGTTTGTTCAGTCTGCTGCTTACGATTTGCTTTTTATGGAACTAGCAACAAACGATGCTTTAGCCGCAGAATTTATGCTTGGAATTATGCCAAAGGATATGGCTCAAGCCGCACAAAAAGAGCTTAAAGGACAGTGACAATGGAATATCCCAGTAACAGTAATAAGAAAGATATCGAAAAAAAGCAATTGCCGGAAAAGAAGATTGAGAAGGTTGTTACTGGTCAAGTTTTGACTAAAAAGAAGTCAACTGGTAGCAAATTTAAATCTGTATTTTTTGGCGGGGAATTTAAAGGCGCTTTTCGTTATATACTAGCCGATGTTCTATTACCAGCAGCTAGAAATCTTTTAGTTGATGCTACAACTAAGGGTATCGAAACTATTGTTTACGGAGAATCTAGACGAACACAAACACGTCGAGTTCCGGAATATTCAAATAGAATTCAGTATAATCGGCCTGTTAATCGTGGTGTAGACCCGCACGAACGAGATAGGCCGTTTATGCCTGGCCAGCGTACGAATAGAACATTTAGGCCCGAAACAAGACAGCAATCTTCGGACATTATTCTATCAACGCGAGAAGAAGCAGAAATTGTTTTAGAGCGATTAATTGATATTGTCGATATGTACGACGTTGTTTCTCTAGCCGATTTGTATGATTTAGTTGGTTTACCTTCTAATCACACGGATAATAAATGGGGCTGGACGTTCTTGAATAACGGTCTTGTTACTCAAGTTCGAGAGGGTTTCTTATTGCAACTACCACCTATGGAAGCGATTTAACATGAAATTTATGGAAAAAGTAAACAATAATTTAAGCACAAAACTTCATCGTCAGATCCTAATTGTTAAGAAAAACTCGCCGCACATTAGTTTTGGCGTTGGCGTAGTTGGTGTTATTGCCGGTACAGCTTTAGCCTGCAAAGCAACGCTTAAACTTACTGGTAATTATTCTCAGTTTAAAGATGAAATCATCGACGTGGAGACGTATAGTCCGGACGAAGATCGTAATCGAGATCTCGCGCATGTCTATGCAAAAAATGCAGTTACGCTTGCTAAAGCATACGGACCATCAGCAATAGTTATGGGTTTGTCTATTGCAGCATTAACTGGATCACATGTGACCATGACAAAGCGAAACAAGGCGCTTACCGCTGCGTATGTAACTCTTCAAAAAGCTTATGACGAATATCGAATTCGTGTTCGAGAAAAGTACGGCGAAGAAGAAGAGCTGAATATTTATCACGCCATTCAAGAAGAAAATAAGAAGACCAAAGAAGTTATAAAATTAGCAGATCCGAATAAGTTTTCGCCATATGCTCGTTTCTTCGATGAAGCTTCAACCGAGTGGACAAAAGATCCAGAAATGAATCGTTTGTTTGTTACTTGCCAGCAGAATTACCTCAACCATGTTCTTCAAGTTCGTGGACATGTATTTCTAAACGAAGCATATGATGCTCTCGGTTTAGAGCGTTCAACGGCTGGCGCTGTTGTTGGCTGGGTAATGGGCGATAATGGTGATAACTATATTGACTTTGGTATTTTCGAAGCTCAAAACGCAAGATTTGTAAATGGTAGTGAACGTAGTATTCTGTTGGATTTTAACGTAGACGGTGTCATTTACGATAAGATTGGTAGGAAAAAATAATGGATAGCATTTATTATAACGAAAAAAAGTATTCGGCTTCAGTCCTGCTAATTAGCGGGGCTGCGGCCTATGCTTTGGGGTTTGCGACTAATTATTTTTGGAATAAAAAGAAGCTAAACGATTGTTTTATAGAGCTTGAAGGCGACGATCATTACAGCAAAGCTGATTTTGAAGCCACTTTAGTTGACCCCGATCAGCTTCAATTTGACTTTGACTTTAAGCATGCTGAGTATGATACAACTGCTGTTTTAGTCGATAATAATCCTTATAGCATTGAAGCTACCCCAAATGATCCAAACGATATAGTTGTTGATAAACAACCAAATCCTGTTAGTATTTTTAGAGGTGATGCAAATATGGATTGGGACTTTGAGGCAGAATTGGCAAAGCGTTCTCCTGATAAACCATATATTATACACGAAACCGAATACTTTGCTCATGAGACAGACTATTCGCAGTCAACATTAACATATTATGCTGGCGACGATATTCTTGTTGACGAACGTGAAGTTCCAATTTATAATTACAAATCCGTAACCGGAGAATTACTGTTTGGTCATGGTAGTGAAGATCAAAATGTTGTTTATGTTAGAAATGATCGACTTTCGGGGGAGTATGAAATTCTTAGAGACTCTGGATCTTATGAGATTGAGGTCTTGGGAAATCAGTATGAAAAAACCCTTCGTGATATCGATTTAAAAAGCGGTAACGTATTAAAGTTTAGGCCCGAGTAATGATTAGCGAGCCTATTGAAAACTTATATTTCAACTGGCTCTGCGAAAAAGTTCAAAAAGTGTTGGTGCCAACTCCATCTTTAACGTATTATTATCTTTTAAAACAATTACATCAAACTGAATATGTTTGGTTAGTTGTTGGAGATGATAATCGCGTTGAAGATGGGGTTGCACTACGCCTATCTTTTTTGTCCGAAGCCAACTTGATACCAGAAGCAGATTGGCTTTATTCTGGATGTTCAGTTTTAGAAATGCTAATTGCATTTTCTGAACGCGCCGAATTTAATACAGAATTAACTTCATATTTTTGGTTTTGGCATTTTATAAGAAACTTAAACTTAATGGAATATAATGACGCAAGTGATTATAACTATTTGGAAATAGATGATATTTTAACAACATTTGTAAATAGAGATTATGAACCAGAAGGCCATGGCGGACTTTTTCCGTTGTGCAGAGCAAAAAAAGATCAAACAAAAGTTGAAATATGGTACCAGTTTTTTGAGTATTTAAACGACGAACATTTTAACGAAAACTATATGTAAAGGAGGATATATTTGGACTTTTATAAGATTTTAATGAAAGTTAAAAAAGACGGAACTGTTCAAGTGTATCCGGATTGGCAAGTTGATAGTTCTAAAGATTTAATGGTTCAAGGCAAATCGTTTTATGCATTTTGGGACGAAAATAACTCTATTTGGTCTCGAGATGAATTTAGACTTCGGCAATTAATAGACGCTGATCTTTTTCGCTATGCTAAAGAAAATATCGATGATAATGTTCCGTATGAAATTTTAACGGTTCAAAGTTTTAGTACTAGAATGTGGGAAACATTAAATAAATTTATTAAAAACTTTCCCGATAATTATCATCAATTAGACACAGATTTAACTTTTATAAATACTAAAGTAACAAAAAATGATTATGTTAGTAAAAAACTAAACTATGCATTAGAGCCTGGAAATACAAACGCTTGGGATGAGCTTTTACAAACGTTATATTCAGAAAGCGAACGCGAAAAAATAGAATGGGCTATAGGCGCAATTGTTTCTGGCGATTCCAAAAATATTCAAAAGTTTTTGGTTTTTTATGGTCCTCCAGCTAGTGGAAAATCTACAATATTAAATATTATTGAAAAATTATTTGCTGGATACACCACAACTTTTGATGCTCGTGCTTTAGCGAGTACAGGATCTAGTTTTTCTACCGACGTCTTTAAAGGAAATCCTTTAGTTGCTATTCAACACGATGGAGATCTTTCTCGTATTGAAGATAATGCTAAATTAAACTCGATTACTTCGCACGAAGATATGACCATGAACGAAAAATATAAACCTAGTTATACCGCTAGGGTTAACGCATTTTTGTTTATGGGTACTAATAAGCCGGTTCAAATTACAGATGCTAAAGCTGGTACTATTCGTCGTTTGATTGACGTGCACCCGACCGGTGTTAAAATATCCCCAGAACGTTATCATATTTTGATGGAGCAAATTGATTTTGAACTTGGTCATATTGCCCATAAATGTTTGCAAAAGTACAAGCGAATGGGTAAATATTACTACAACGGATACAAACCAGTTCAAATGATGTATCAAACAGACGAGTTTTATAATTTTATTTCGGCTCATTATGATATTTTTAAGTCGGAAGATGGTGTAACATTAAAGCGCGCATGGATGATGTATAAGGAATATTGTTCCGAAATAAATATAACTAAATTGATGAAGTATTCGGCATTTCGAGAAGAATTGACAATGTATTTTAGACATTTCGAAGATCGCATAAAGGTTGGTGATGATTGGGTGAGAAGTTACTATTTTGGTTTTGAAGGAATCCCAAAGTCCACCCCCTTTATCCCCGATAAATCGTATGTTATTGAACTTAGGGATATTTACGACTCAAATGAAATGTCGGCTTTCGATCATAAATACAAAGATCAACCAGCTCAACTTGCTAGTTCCTCCGGTAAGCCAAAACAAAAATGGATAGACGTAACGACAACTCTTAGCGATATCGATACTACTGCGCTTCACTTTGTAAAAGTTCCGGAAAATCATATTGTAATCGACTTTGATTTGGTAAACGAAGACGGCGAAAAAGATGTAAATCTTAATTTAGAAGCTGCTTCTAAATGGCCTCCTACTTATACCGAATTAAGTAAGAGCGGACAAGGAGTTCATTTGCATTACGAATATAACGGTAATGTCCATGAACTTGCGTCGATTTATGATGTCGGAATCGAAGTAAAAACACTTCTTGGTGATAGTTCTTTACGAAGAAGGTTGTCAAAAGCAAATAGTTTGGATATTACAACGATTAGTAGCGGACTACCCAAAAAGGAAAAGCGAATGATAGATAATAAAAGTATTCAAAGCGAAAAAAGTTTACGCGATCTTATCGAACGCAACCTTAAAAAAGAAATTCACCCTGGAACAAAACCATCTATTGACTTTATTCATAAAATATTAGAAGACGCTTATAATAACGATCTTAGTTATAATATTTTAGACCTAAAACCAAGGATATTTTCTTTTGCGGCTAAAAGTAGTAATCAATCTACAGCCTGTATAAAAATAGTACAAACTATGCATTTTACTGGTAAGAATGATATGCCTGCGCCGACTAATCTGGACGATAAGCCGATTGTATTCTTTGACGTTGAAGTTTATCCAAACTTATTCATTGTTTGCTGGAAATATAAAGACAGCGAAAATGTTGTTCGTATGATAAACCCTACGCCGAATGAAATTGAAGCTTTATTTTCTCTAAAGCTTGTTGGTTTTAACAATCGCAGATACGATAATCATATTTTATATGCTCGTTCTTTAGGGTATACGAATCTTCAACTATATGATCTTTCGCAGAAAATAATTACTGATAATAATTACAATGCCGCATTTGGAGAAGCTTATAATCTTTCATATGCTGATATTTATGACTTTAGTTCTAAAAAGCAGGGTCTAAAAAAGTTTATGATTGAACTCGGAATAAATCATATGGAAATGGATATTCCGTGGGATTCGCCTGTTCCAGAAGAACTTTGGTCTAAGGTTGAAGATTATTGTGTTAATGACGTTTTAGGAACCGAAGCTGTTTTTAATGCGCGAAAAGAAGATTTTAAAGCACGTGAAATTTTAGCGGAGCTCTCCGGCTTAACGATAAATCATACAACACAAAACCACACTGCTAAAATTATATTTGGTGAAGATAAGCGTCCAAAAGACCAATTTGTTTATACTGATCTTTCTACTATATTTAAGGGGTACGCATTTGATGGGAAAGAAAGTTTATACAGAGGAGAAATTGTTGGTGAGGGTGGCTATGTCTACGCCGAACCTGGTTTCTACGAACACGTCACTGTTTTGGACGTGGCGTCTATGCATCCGACGAGTATCGAGCAACTTAATTTATTTGGGAAATACACAAAAAACTTTTCTGCCCTTAAAGAAGCACGGTTGGCAATTAAGCATAAAGAATACGATCGAGCCCGTAGTTTGCTTGACGGCAAGCTCGCTAAGTTTTTGGACGGTGCTGAAAGTAATCCCAAGAGTAGTGAGGATTTATCGTACGCTCTTAAGATCGTCATCAACATCGTCTATGGCCTCACTAGTGCCACATTTGATAGCATATTTAGAGACAACCGGAATAAAGATAATATCGTAGCGAAGCGTGGAGCTTTGTTTATGATAAATCTTAAAAATGAAGTTCAATCACGTGGATTTAATGTTATACACATTAAGACCGACTCAATTAAAATACCAAACGCTACACCAGAAATAATTGATTTTGTATCGAGTTATGGTAAAGAGTTTGGTTATGAGTTTGAGCTTGAGGCGCAGTATAGTAAGTTTTGTCTTGTAAACGATGCTGTATACATTGCTAGAGAAAATGATAAATGGACGGCTGTTGGAGCACAATTTCAACATCCATATGTAATGAAAACTTTATTTTCAAAAGAGCCCATTGAGTTTTCTGATTTCTGTGAAGTTAGAAATGTTACGCAAGGCGCAATGTATTTAGACACGTTAGACTCTGATAATATTGAAGATATGACGCATGTTGGTAGAACTGGAAGTTTTGTTCCGGTTCTAGACAATGGCGGAAGTCTTTGGCGGGTGAAAGACGGAAAGAAATATGCTGTAACCGGAACAAAAGGCTACAAATGGGTTGAACGTGAAATAGCGTATAGCAGAAAGTTATCTAATTCCTTAAATATTGATATGCAGTATTTTGGGAGTTTGGTGCAAGAAGCTATGGAAACAATTAACAAATTCTACGATTTTGAAGATTTTGTTTCTTAGTCGCAAATTTTACAACTCCTATAATGAGAGAATAGGAGTGCAAGGAATATAGGAAGAGTGCTGGGGATTAAGCTATTATAAAATGAAAAAAATAGTAAATTCCCAGTACTTCCTATATTTTTTGCTTTTAAATAGGAGAACAATGAGCGTTTTAAATTTAGAAAGTTATAACATGCCAGTTGTTATATTTATCACAGATGCAACATATTCTATGGTTTGCACTCTTTCGGGTAAGGAATTACCGAGAGAGATTGTTGACGAATATATGCGTTTTGTTTGGTGGAGTCCTAGAAAATTTGAAATTTTAACCGACGAAGAATATGAAAAAAAGTTTCCTTTTTCAGCCGATGCCGGTTATGTTATTTTTATACCACATGGAGGATGATTATGCAATATTTTATGTTTGATCCAAAACGAAACAAATACTTCAAAGGATATGAATCATATCCTGCTGATGACGAATCAGATTATGTAAGCACTAGACTGGGATTTTGTGACCATGTAATAGAAGCAATGCGTTTTCCGTCTGAGCAAGAGGCTTTGTATTACCTTTATAAAGAATATGGAATGGACTATACGCAATCCACATTTTGTGTTATTGCTATTCCAGAAAAATTATATAGCAAAATAGAAAAAACTTATATTGAAGAAAGAGAAAGATATGCCTGAGCCGAAGACATTTATGGTAGAGGACGCCCAGCTTATATTTAAAAACTTTGCTGGTAAGGAAGATAAATATAATCGCGCTGGCGATCGAAACTTTAGTGTTATTTTATCCTCTGAAGTTGCTGTCCAAATGGAAAAAGATGGTTGGAATGTTAAGTGGTTGAAGCCTCGAGAGGAAGACGACGAGCCTACCCCTTACATTGCTGTTGCTGTAAACTTTAAAAACCGACCGCCTCGTATTGTAATGTTAACTTCCACTTCGCGTACACCTGTTAGTGAAGATATGGTTGAAGCATTGGATTATGCGGATATTGCCATGGTTGATCTCATTGCCCGTGGTTACGAGTGGGATGTAAATGGTAAACGAGGCATTAAAGCATATTTGCAGTCAATGTTTATCACAATTGAAGAAGACGCATTAGAGCAAAAGTACTCGTCTGTTCTAGACGATGATGAATAAAGGAGAATAAAATGACCATTGAATACAATTCATATGTCCGAAAGCCTTTCCGGGTTGAGGCAATTGAAATTACTGAGGATAATATTGCAGAAGTTGCTCCTCTCATTGGAGAGTTGCGCGAAAAAGATGACAACAGCAAGACAAAGTTTATTTATGTTGATCGTCGTCTTGTTCCCAACATCTGGCGAGTTTACCCTGGGTTTTTCATGACCAAGATGGGTGATAACATTCGTTGTTATTCGCGTCGTGTTTTCCTTGAGCAGTTTGTTCTTGCTGACGAAAACATTAATCAGTGGTGCGATTATATCGATGGTGTTTCGAATAACGAGACCTCGCGATAAAAACAACGCCTATAATAGAAGGATAACAGAATAACAAAATTTTGTAGAACAATAGTTCGTAATCCTTTTATTTTTGTCGACTAGGCGACTTAAAATAGCTTTTAAGCCTAGTGCGTCCTGCCTGAAATATAGTAAGGCAGGGGTAAACTGAGAAGCACCTCAGCACGAATATACTCGGACGCTTGTATATTTGGTTAAACAAAAAAGCGCTTAGTTATGGTAACAATATTTCCCTATGTTACTGCTTAAAGAAACGGGAACTTCTTTAAGCTACCTAAGGACACTCGTAGTGCGACTTTTAGCGCGTACGAGTTTTAGAGACCTGAGCATGTCTCTATTAAACTGCTCACCCTCGCCAAGTAAGGAGATATTAATGGAATATAAAGACGATCCGGAAAACGGGTTATTTAGACATAAATGCGAAGAATTCGGCTGCGAAAGTCATATAATTTATGACGATGAGCCGTATTGTTTTACGCATTCACCGGACGAAGGGTCTTCTGTCCGAGGATATTCGGCTTACGCTAAATTTTTAGCGAGCCAATGATTTCCCTACCCCCCTAAGGGAACGACCTGAGCATGTCGTTAAACTGCTCCTTTTCTACCCATAAAAACAAAAAAGGATATCATAATGAAAACAACGACTTTAATTTTTACAGTTTTTAGCGAACAAAATGATTATTTATCCAATCCGCACAGTCCAAATAGAAAAAAATATATCATTGAACGAAGCACTGAATTTGTGGAAGCGGTTCAAGAATTAACGCAGTGCACTCGAACTGATGCCATTGACATTACAAAAGTCGTTGCTGAAGAACTAGAGTTTCATTTAAATAATGTTAGAAAATCAAATGATCAAATTTTAGATTTGCTTTGGCGCGAAATCAATAAATTACCGTGTACCGAAGAAACGTCGCAGGTTTTAATTGATTTCTTAAATGTAATAGACCGAATGAATGTAAACCGATAAACAAAAATAGGAGGGGTATTATGATAGAGCCAGTTGTAAAATATTTATGCTTTTTCAACGAATGGTCCATGTTTATGGACGGAATTCTTGAAGTTGGGGACGATTATAGCGAATACGATTTTGTCGATGTAAATCATATTGACGATCCTAGCGAAAACGTTTTAGATCCTTTTACAGAGGAAGAAGCCCGAAAGCATTTTGCTAAAAAGGGTTACCCAAATGTTAAATTTATTTATTTGTATCCTGGATTAAATTCCTAGATTAAATGATTTCCCACTGCCAGGGAACGTCCCGAGTACGACGCTAAACTGCTTGTGCGCGCATGGATGCCACATTATCTAAGATGTAGATAACATTAGTTATCATTCGCCGAGGATTTTAAACCGACGCCACATATTCTTGGACTATGTTAGTAGGGGTTCGATTCCTCTAGCGCACGCCCCATATAATAGACGTTCGAAACAAAAGTAGAATGTCGGAAAGGTAAAAATGGATGACTGCGGACTTAATGGGGTTCGTTGTGTTGAAATTACAGAATGGGATAAGATGAGTACAATTGCTGTTGTTATTATCGGCATTTGTTTGATTGTTATTTTTAAACAATTGCGAGATATTCGAAAGCATACTCGTCGATAAAAAAAAAATTAAGATTGATATGTCGAAATTTATTTGGCCCAAAAAACTGTACTGATGAAGGAGAGTTCATGGACTATTTTAATAAGTTCAATAAATTAGCGCATAAAAAATCTGGCCTTTTTATTGTTATCTGTTACTTTGTGTTTATTTTAATTATCATTTGGAGTGTTAGCGCTGCAATGGGCGATTCTAATGAAGATCAAAAACCTTCTTTGCCGCCGATTGAAGTGAAAAATATGACTTTTGCTAACGTAACCACAAGTACAACAAGCACGACTACTACAACTACCACCACAATCCCAGATCTTTCGGGTATTGACTGGACGGAGTTGGCTCGAGCGACTTACGGCAAATGCGGTGAATATCACGATATTGCAATTGCTGTCGGTTGGCCCGAAGAAGAATGGAAGCATTTACAACAGGTTATTTGGCGGGAGTCAAGATGTCAACCTGACGCGTGGAATGGGGCAGATGCCGGTCTCACTCAAATAAATAAAGTCCATTCAAAGTGGTTGGCTGATATGGGGTGGTCTCATCCCAACGATATGTTTTCCGCCCAAAATAATCTCACTTTTGCTTTGCGTTTGTGGGAAACTTCTGGGTGGAAACCATGGCGTTTTTCAGGAACCACTTGGGGCGACTGATATTTACGACCTGAGTATGTCGTTAAACTACTCTCACGCCTGTGTAGCCCAGTGGCAGAGGCAGAGGACTTAAAATCCTTCAAGCGTGGGTTCGAATCCCACCACAGGTACTAAATATAAACATACATAAAATACAACGCATATAATAGAGACTCTATGAGGAGGGTTTATGGATGATTTAAGATCTATAAAAGGCTTTAATAGTTTTGCGATAGGTGTTTTTGTCGGATCGGCAGTAACAGCTATTTTTTCTTTTAAAAACATAAAAAAGAGACTTCTTTCTTTTGCCGATTTAATTGTAACATACGATACAAATCTTAGTATTATTTCCACAAGAGAAGATGCTTTAATCGATTTAATTACGCCTGTTATTCCTTATTTAACAGAAGAGGCAATAACTAAGTATAACAATACTATTGAGTTTTTAGAATTAGTTCATTTCAACGATATTCAGGCGCATGGGTAAACTTCGCAAAATATACAAGGACTATAATAGGAAATAACTAATTGGAGGAATAATGATATATACGAAAGAAACTCGAAAAATCGTGGAAGATTTTCTTGGTGAAATTGATTTGGAAATCAAGCGGATTAAAGATGTTATTCTGTATGCTGATGTAAAAGATGTCAACTATACAGAAAGGTTGAATATGCTTGATGATCGAAGAGAGTTGATCAGGCTTGACCATGATTTGAAGATGCTTTTATTCAATACCAGAACTCACCAATAGTTCTAAAAAGATTTCCCGTGCGTAAAACCACGGGTTTTCTTTTTTACTTTTATACTTTTTGCTCCTTTAGCTCAGTCGGTAGAGCAGCGGACTTTTAATCCGTTGGTCCAGGGTTCGAGCCCCTGAGGGAGCACGCTTAAGTAGGGGTTTGGATGTGGCCTCCATGCAGTAGCTAAACGTCAAGCGAAGTGACTTAAAGAAGGCGTGACAGTCGGAGAGACGACATTAATGTTATTTGAGCCAGTAACTCAGTTGGTTAGAGTAGCATTCTTATAAAATGCAAGTCGCGGGTTCAATTCCCGTCTGGCTCACAAGTATGGGGACGATAGCTCAGTCGGTTAGAGCAGGGCACTCATAATGCCTCGGTCGCGGGTTCAATTCCTGCTCGTCCCACTAAACAGAAAGGTTTAATATGAATAAGAAAACTAAGAAAATAACCATAGATATTGAGGGTGAAAATAAAGTCTTTTATATCACAACAAGTCCGCTTGGCGATGAGTGGCCAGCTGGGGACCCAATACCGAATGACAAAGAAACTTTAGGATTTATTGATAGGAGTAAAAGTGAATAGTGAAGAATTTAAAAAAACATTTGAAACGCGTGTGGCATTATGTCGAGACGTTCTAACCAAAAAGAGCGCAGAATATTCAACAGAATATGATAAGTTACATAATTTTAAAGTTGCTGCCGCAGTTCAAGGGTGTTCTCCAGAACGAGCGTTGGGTGGTTTTTTAGCAAAGCATATTGTTTCAATTTTTGATATGATAAACTCTGGCGGAGATATCAAACAAGAAGTATGGGATGAAAAAATAGGTGATGCTTTAAATTATTTGTTTCTTCTCGACGCGATCATTCTAGAGTCTCGCGAATAATACAACGTATATTATAGGAGATTTCCCGTGCATAAAACCACGGGTTTTCTTTTTTCACCTTTATACTTTATAGGAGATTTATGTCTGACGAAAAGAATAAAAACTTAAAACAGTATTACAAGCTTTGGTGTGGTCATATTCAACTATCCAAAGTTGAAGGTAAGGTTCATGGAGAATCACGAATATATTGTGTGCAATGTAAAGATCACTCGACCGTTATAAAACAAAGTCCGAGTAGATGGGATTAATATGGAACTTATGCCTCATCAGAAAAAAGCGGTAGAAAATCTACGCAATGGTAAAATTTTGTATGGTGGTGTTGGTACTGGTAAATCACTAACAGCTTTAGCATATTACATGAAAGCCGAAGCGCCAAAAGACATTTATATTATCACAACAGCGAAAAAGCGTGATAGTTTAGAATGGGAGAGAGAAGCTGCTAAACTTGGTATTGGTCCTCGAGTGGGCGCGACCGTTGCTGGACGTTTGATTGTTGACTCATGGAATAATATTAAAAAGTATATCAAAATGGAAGATGCTTTCTTCATATTTGACGAGCAGCGATTGGTTGGTAGTGGTGCATGGGTTAAAACATTTCTCAAAATAACAGCAAATAACGAATGGATATTACTAACGGCTACTCCTGGAGATACATGGTTGGATTATATTCCAGTATTTATCGCTAATGGTTTTTACCGTAATGCGACAGAGTTTAAACGCGAACATGTTATTTATGCACCATATACAAACTTCCCAAAAGTTCAAAGATATGTTGGTGAAGGTACGCTAGAGAAGTACCGCAACATGCTTCTTGTAGAAATGCCTTATCTAAAGCATACCACAAGACATGTCAACCATGTGATGGTTGAGTATGATAAAGAAAAATACACCAAACTTGTTAAGGAGCGTTGGAACATATTTGAAGATGAGCCGATTAAAGATGTCGGTGAGTTATTTCGACTAATGCGAAAACTTGTAAATACTGATCAATCGCGTGTGCAGGCTCTGGACGAGCTTGTTCATAAACACCGTAAAGTTATTGTATTCTATAATTTTGACTATGAGTTAGAGATATTAAGGACTTTTCACTGGGTTGCTAAAGTTGCAGAGTGGAACGGACATAAAAAAGAACCAATACCAGATCATGATTCATGGATATATTTAGTTCAATACACAGCAGGTGCTGAGGGTTGGAACTGTATAGAAACTGATTGTATGGTATTTTGGAGTCTTTCATACTCTTGGAAGAACGTTGAGCAAGCGCAAGGACGTATCGATCGGCTAAATACACCATTTAAAGATTTATATTATTACATGTTTATGTCAAATTCTTCTATAGATCAGGCCGTGAAAAAAGCGCTAGCCAACAAGCAAATCTTCAATGAGATGCAATATTACAAAGAAAACATGGAGCTTGTCAAAGTATGACAAATAGTTTGGCAAGGTCAAAAAGTGTAGGTACGCTGGGGTTATGGTGTATTTTATAACTTATTTGGCCTTGTCAAACTATCTTCAACAAATCTTTTTTATGTCATTAACATTATACTTACTATATACGCGGATGAGAAATAAGTATAATAGTATAATATATAAAAAGTTTTTTTAAGTGTATTTTTTTGACAAATGACAAGAAAGGTATTTTTATGCAAACTTTTGTGCCAGAAGGTCAAGATATTGTACTTGGCTTTAAACATCTAGATTATCGTCGACTAGGTAAACAAAGAGTAGAAGCTTGGCAAATCTTAAATAGTATTAGAGGTATTGATAATCACGGTAATGCACTATTGACTCGTGGGTGGATTTCACATCCGGCAACAAAAATGTGGTCAGAATATCCAAGAGCACTAGCCTACTACGGAATACTTTGCTGCGAAGAATGGTTAAATAGAGGATATCGCGACTCTTTATTGGAGCGTTTCGGAGATGTTTATGAAATGCTAAAATTTGAAGATCCGTCTATGCCACCCTTTCTAGATGATATTATGGAATCACACAGATCAAATTTAATTAGAAAATATCCAGAATACTACATTCCAATTTGGCCAAACACCCCAAATAATTTGCCATATGTGTGGCCGATATAAAAGGAGAAAAATGTTTAACGTTTACACCCCTAAAAAAAGAGA